TTATAATAGATTATAGAAAAACAACAAAAAGTTATGGAAAAACAAGAACTACCAGATGCAAAGAAACATCAACAAATTAGCTTTATTAAATCAGGAATTCGCATATTAGGTTATGGAGCTTTATGGTTTAGTTTGGATATCGCAGTTATTTTACTTATATTGAGTGAAATAGTAGGAATAGGAGAAGAATTAGTATAATAAACAATTATGAGTAAAGAAGTAGAAACTTACGTAAGAGAAAATTACAAACAAACATTTGGTGATAAACCATTAATTGTTGAAGAGAAAGAATCATGTTATTTAATATCAATTGGTAAGGATGATTCACCTTTAATTTTAAGTAAAAATATAAACCTTTAAATATATAAACCATGAGTAAAATTTATTACTTTAGTGCCGATTGGTGCGGTCCATGTAAACAGTTAGGACCAACAATGGAACAGAGCGGATTGCCATTCCAAAAGATTAATGTCGATAGTGATACTGAACTATCAGCAAAGTTTGGGATTAGAAACATACCTACTTTAGTTAAAGTAGATAATAGTGGAAATGAAATTAGTAGAATAACAGGTAACAGGCCTATGGCTGAAATTCAAAACTGGTATAATGGGTAAATTTCAATCAAGCAAAGTATTTGACGGTTTTAGTACAGTGTTTCGTCAATGGAAAGCAGAACAAACACACTGTAGATTTGTACATGGATATGGTATTTCATTTAAAGTTTACTTTGAAGGGGAATTAGATGATAGAAATTGGGTATGGGATTTTGGTGGAATGAAGCGTGCTACCACCTTAATTGACGGTAAACAACCTAAAGCTTGGATGGATTATATGTTTGATCATACTATGATTATAGCAGAAGATGATCCAGAGCTTGCAGCATTTAAACAAATGGACTCCGCTGGTGTAGCTCAAGTAAGAGTAATCCCAGGAACAGGAGCAGAAAAATTTTCAGAATATATCTTTGGTAAAATAAATGAATTTGTTAAAGCAGAAACATTTAATAGAGTTAGAGTTATTAAAGTGAAATTTATGGAACATGGTAAAAATGCAGCATATTATTGCGAATAAAAAATAGTGAATAAACAACCACTTAAAAAAATTTATGGAACACAAACAATTAAAACGAATCGAAGACTACGATAAAAATCTCCCAATTGTAGAAATTTATACTGCAGTACAGAGTGAAGGTAGTAGAGCAGGTTATCCTACTGTTGTGATTAGAACAACAGGATGTACCCACAGATGTTATTTTGGTGAAGGAGGATGGTGTGATTCTTGGTATACTTCAATACACCCAGAAAAAGGGAAATTTAATTTTAAAGATATTATTAAAGCATATGAGGATAACCCTCATATAAAGGAAATGATGTTGACAGGAGGATCTCCTACTATGCATCCTGCTTTAGTAAATGAATTAACTCACTTTGCACATGAAAAAGATATATTTATCACTATCGAAACTGAAGGATCTCATTTCCTTCCTACCGATTATCCCATTAATTTACTTTCAATTTCTCCTAAGTTTAATAATAGCGTTCCCGTTGTTGGTGTTCCTACTCCTCAGGGAGGGATTACTGACGAAAGAATGGTAAAAAGACATAATAAGTTTAGACTTAATGGAGAAGCAATCCAAAAATCAATAGATTACCATTCAGATTACCATATTAAACCAGTATGGGATGGAAAAGATCAAACATCATTAGGTGAAATCATAGACTTTATTCGAATGTTAAACATACCCCAAGATAAAGTATGGTTTATGCCTGCTGGTGATTCTAGAGAAGGATTGTTTAAATCATATCCTTTAGTATTTGATTGGGTAAGAGACAATGGTTATAGAATGACATGGAGACCCCATATTATTGCATTTGAAGATCAACGCGAAGTATAGTGGATAAGCAAGAAGCCCTTCGTATATTGGGGGAAATAGAAGAGAACATCAACGTCTGTTGTGCCATAACTATGGAACCAGACGAGGTGTTAGTTTTAATTGATAAAATAAAAAGTTATATAAATGAACAAACGTAGAAAACTCCACGAACAGTTAGAAGTGGTACAAGAGGGATTTGCAAATGGTGTTGCACCTGGATTCCCGTTTAATGATGAACAAAAATTAGCAATGATTGATGAAGCTGAAGAAGCTTATGGTAAGTTTTTAACAGCATTAAAATGTGATTGGAGAAATGACCCAAATTCAGCAGAAACACCAAGACGTGTAGCAAAAGCCTATGTAAACGATTTATGGGCTGGTAGATACACTCAAATGTCTCCTATTACTTCATTCCCATCAGACGGTTATGACGGTATTATTATAGAACGTAATATACCGTTAACTTCAATGTGTTCTCACCACCACCAAACAATAGGGGGTGTGGTTCATATTGGATATATAGCAGGAGAAGATGGTCAAGTAATTGGTTTATCTAAACTAAATAGAATTGTAGAGTTATTTGGTAGAAGAGGAGCAATACAAGAACAATTAACATCAGCTATTCATAATGCAGTAGAAAAAATTACTGAGGGTAATAAAGGAGTTATTGTTACTATAGTTGGAACACATAATTGTGTTAGCTGTAGAGGAGTTAAACATCAAGGTGCTGCAATGGTAACAACTAAAGTATCTGGTGTATTTAAAGACAATGATAATGTAGCTAGAAAAGAATTTTTTGATAGTTTAAAAATTAATAATGGGGGACATAACATTTAAAGTATGATGTATATTAGATTTATATTAGGACAAATAAAAGTAGTATTACTGGTTATATTCTCTGGAATATTTGTATACCCATTTTTTGTGTATCCTAATAGAAGAAAAAATTGGATGAATAGATTTGGCTCATTTAGGGGTAAATGGTTTTGGTTTGCTGCTGACACCGAAGGGACTGGTTGGCAAGGGACTGATGATGAACATTATTTAAATGCTACTTTTGGTTTATATGAGCTTGTAAAGAAAAGAGATACTAATGGCAAATGGATACCTGATTATGATAGGTTTTGGGAAATGAATGGTATTCAAAAGTTTATATTAGGTTATAGATGGGGTGTACTTAGAAACGGGTGTTGGAACTATATACAAAGTGTGGTACCAAAACAAGGACCATGGGAAAATGAAAATTGTAAAATAAGCACAGGGGACGCCTCATGTAGAACTTGGAGAAATAAATACAAATTAGGAACCCAATCAGTAACTTGGGAAGTAGAAGGAACTAAGTACTTTAGATATTCATTTACTAAAAAGATATTTAAAGATTACTACTTAAATTTTATGATAGGAGCTTCAACAAATAGATACCTTATTAAACTTAGGTTATTCAATATTAAAGATAATTAAAATATAAACTATGGCAATAAAAGCAGACAATAAAATATACCTTAGTTGGGGAGATGTTAATGATGCGGTTGATGATTTATGTAATAAAATCCAACATGACCAACCTAATCTAGATTCAGTTCATGGTATCGCTAGAGGAGGATTAATTCCCGCAGTATTAATATCACATAAATTAGGTTTACCTTATACTGATGTTATTTTACCTAACACTTTAGTAGTAGACGATATATGTGATTCAGGAGTTACATTAGAAAAAGCCCCAGGAGTTTGGACCGCAGTACTACATTATAAACCTCATACATCATGTTTTCAACCTAGTATGTGGGCTGATATACATGAAGGAGATGAATGGGTAATTTATCCTTGGGAGGCAAAAGATTCAGAGCCTATTCAAGATTATTTAAAAAGTGATGAATTCCAAGCATTTGCAGAAAGGGCAGACAAATCTGGATCTTGGTCTGAAGAAAATGATAAATCTTATACAGTCGCTGGAATGTCTAATGATAAAGAAGGTGGGTTTATGAAGTTTATAAAAGGAACAGAATATAAATTTAACAAATATAAATAAAAATTATGAATTATTGGCAAGTAGACGTAAAGTTAACAATGGAACACGAAAGTGGAAAAATCCAAAAAGTAACGGAAAAATATCTAGTTGAAGCAGTATCACCAACAGATGCAGAAGCTAAGGTATATAAAGATTTTGAAGGTGAAAGTAATTTTACCGTAGATAAAATAGTAAAAACAAAAATTATTAAGATTATAGCTTAATGGAAAAACAACTAAATTTTGGATTTGATACTCCTGTAAACAAATCAGTGGATGTGCCTTTTGTTAATGAGGTAGAAATTTTTAATGACACATTCGGAAAACCAAATAATTATGAACCAAAAATACCAGAAAAAAAAGAGTGGCAATTCGTATACGACTTTGTACTTGAAGAATTGGAAGAATATAGACAAGCTTGCGAAAACGGAGACATCGTGGAAGTTTTGGATGCTTTGTGTGATATTGCTTACGTTTCCTTTGGGAACGGTACTATGTTACATGGTCTTAAAGATAAGATATGGCCCGCGTATCAAGAAGTACAAGGAAGTAATATGTCTAAGTCTTGTATCACTCAAGAAGAAGCCATGGAAACTGTCACCCTCCGCTCTCAAGAACAAGCTGAGCCATGTCATTTTGAACAGGTCAAAGACAGATTCGTAGTATATAGAACACGAGATCGTAAAGTAATGAAGTCTATAAACTATTATAGGCCTGATTTAAAACAATTCTTTACTCAAAAAGAACTAGATAAAAAATATTAAACAAACTTAGGCTTCCGTAGGGAGCCTTCGTATATTTATGTCAAATAAAAGTTATATATGTACAAGAAAGCATACACTGGTAATAAATTAAAGCATCTAGGTCCTAACTGGGTTGAAATACACCTTTGGGAAGAAGATAAAGGACACCAAATAGTACCTTATAATAACATAGCATATCAGGAATGTAATGAAGAAGAACAAACTCACACTGGGTTAAATGGTGAATCTCTTAAACCTATATCTAAATGGTTTTTTTCTAAAAATCCTAATTATAGTTCTAAAAACACACCTAATTTACATTTCCATGATATGAAACCTCACCAAAAGTTTCTAGTTGAAAAATATGGTGTAGATGATGTTCCTTCTAAAGGACATAGAGAAGTATTTTTTGATATAGAATGTGAAATAGGAGGAGCATTAACTGAAGAATATATTGAAGATGCACCAATGCCCATTACTTCTATTGCTTGGTGGGATAAACAAAAAGATTATTGGTCTATTCTTATTTTAGATAAAAAGAGTCAATTATCCCATACTAAAACAGGTAAGAATAAAAATAAAGAAATTATACCCTGTGCTACTGAAAATGAATTATTAGCTAAGTTTGTTGAAGCAATAAGAGAAATGGATCCCGATATTTTAGTAGGATACAATTCAGATTATTTTGATATACCTTATTTATATTATAGAATGTGTAGAACCATAGGTAAAGATTGGGCTGACCATTTATCTCCTATAGGTAAAGTAGTTGCTAAGAAAAATAATAAATATTTTTATAAACAAAACCAATATGTAGATATTGTAGGTATTGAATCTTTAGATTATATTCGTTTACATAAGAAATACAGTTGGAAAGATGAACCAAGTTGGAAATTAGATGCTATTGGAGCCAAATATGTTGGTATGAATAAAATTGAATATGAAGGAAACTTAGACCAATTGTTTGCTACTGATATCCATAAATTCATTAAATATAACTTTGTGGATGTAGAAATACTTCAAAAGTTGGATGAAAAATTACAATACTTAGCTTTAACAAAAAATATAGCACATAAAGGAAAACATAATTATAGTGAAGTATATGCCAATAGTATTTCCCAAGATGGAGCAATTTCAGCTTATTTATTATCACAAGATATAATACCACCCCCAAAAGAACCTAACCCTCAAAAGAAAGAAACTTATGCTGGAGGGTATCTTTTTTGCCCTAAAGCAGGATTGTATAAATATATGTTTGATGAGGATTTAACATCACTGTATCCATCTATAATAATGTCTATAAACATAGGTAAGGAAACATTCGTGGGTCGTATTGTAGATGCTAATGATCGTAATAATAGATTGGGACTTAACGATTTAAAGGAAAAAGATCCCGAAGAATTACTATTGGTTGAAAATGGAAAACGTAGACAAACTAATGTTAAAGTAATTGATTTAATTAATATAATTGAATCCCAAAAATTAGCAGTAGCAGCCAACGGTTCAATGTTTAGAACAGATAAAGAAGCAGTATTATCTACTATTTTGAAAAAATGGTTTGAGGAACGAGTTATTTACAAAAATCGAATGAAAAAAGCATATAAAGCAGGTGATAAAGAATTAGGTGAATATAACCATTTAATGCAATACACTATGAAAATTTTACTGAATAGTTTATACGGTGCTACTGCTTTACCTTCATTTAGATATGGTATGAATTTTCAAACATTAAGTGAAGCAATTACACTATCAGGCCACAGAATTATACAAGAATCAGCTCTTTGTGCCAATAGACATATGAATAAAGTTATGAGAAACGAAATTAAATTAGATATATAATGGCATTAAAAAAACAATCAATTAGAAGTAATCAAATTATCACAGTAAACGGTGAGATTATCCCCAAAGATGAATTAATTACTAGAAGTGAAGAATGGAGTGAAATCCAAGAAAACTTTTTTAGAAAAATGCTTAAACAAGGTGGAACATTCAAAGTTGCAGGTATTAAGTATAAAGTAGAATTAATCGAAAGAAATGATTTAGATTCTAATGGAAACAAACCAGTAACTGTACCACCATTACCAGGTGAAAGAACATTTTAATATGAAACATCTAGAAGAAACACCTTGGTGGATATGTGATGCAGATGATGAGAATTATTGTGCCTATGTAGACACGGATTCTAATTATTTTAATGCTGAACCATTACTTCTTAAATTATATCCTAATTTTGAAGAACTTACTGATAAAGAAAAAGATGATATTTTAGAAAAAATAGCACTTAAATATCAAGATGTTATTAATGAAGATTATGATAGATTAGCACGTGAAGCCTTTAATGTTACTGAACATAGACTTGAAATGAAAACAGAATGTGTTATTCGTTCAGCTTATTTTAGAGCAACAAGAAGATACGCACAATGGATTACAAAACAAGAAGGTATTGAAAACGAAACACTAGACATTAAAGGTTTAGAGTTTATGAAAGCAAATTTCCCACCTATTTTAGGATCCTTTTTTAATGATATACTACAGCAGGTATTAAAAGGTGAGGAAAAAGCTAGTATTGTGGATCAAATTAAGGTATTTAAAAAGTCTATATTAGACGGTTCAATTCCACTTACTAAGTTAGGTAACCCTTCAGCAGTTAAAAAACTAGAAAAATATTCAGGTAAAAATGCTAGAGCAGGGGAATTATTTACAGAGATACTTAAAGGTGCTCCAGCTCCAGTACGTGCTACTATTCGATACAATGATTTATTAAGGTTATGGCAATTAGATAAAAAATACAATTTAATTACACAAGCAGATAAAGTTAAATGGATTTATTTAAAGGATAACCCATACAAAATAGAAGCATTAGCCTTTTTTGATTATGAGATGCCCGATAAAGTACAAGCTTTCCTTGATGCCTACGCTGATAGACAGAAGGTATTCGATTCAATACTATTAAACAAATTAGAAGGGTTCTTTAGTGACTTACAATGGTCCTTAGATTTAAACCCCTACACAAATGCATTAGCATCCTTTGAGATATAAAATAAATTTCGTATATTACAACTATGGTAAATAAAAGCACATTAACTTCAGTCATTTCAAAATATTATTTAAACGGGTTAAATAATCAAGTAAAATGGAGAATTAAAGACAATCAACTTACAGTCTATGCAGGTGATAATGGTAGAGTATGTAAAGTAATACATAATAAATTTAATTTAGAAGATGCTGAATTGGGTGTATTTGATACACATAAACTTAGTAAATTAATTTCTATTACTAGTGGGGAATTAAGTATAACCCTTGAGAAAATTAAAGCTGTTTACACTAAAATGCATATTGCAGATCTAAATTTTGATTTAACTTATTCACTAGCTGATATTTTAATTTTAGGTAAAAATACTTACTATGAAGACCCTGAAGAATTTGAAATACAAATTGATTTAACAAGAGAAGATATTGATTATTTAATTAAAGCAAAAAGTGCTTTGGCTGATGTAAACAATATGTTAATTACTACTACTACAGATTTTGATGGAGTAAATGTTTGTGAAATTATATTTGGTGATAATACAGGATTCTCAAATAAAATCACTTATCAACTTAGAGGAAATATTACTAAAGGAGATATCCAGATCCCATTTGATTCAGACATTTTTAAAGATATATTAAGTGCTAATAAAGATATGGAAAGTGGCACATTAAAAATATCAGAAGTAGGTATGTTAAAAGCAAACTTTACAACAGCTGAAACAGAAAGTGAATATTTTATCGCTAGAAATGAGTAATCACATACGTATAATTGAATTTAATATTGCACAGCTAGGGCGCGCAGTTATATTCAAATAAAATAAACCGAGAGCTTCGGCCTCACAAAACTAAATGATATGAGTACATTATTCAATGAGCGTACACCGTTCGACTTACTATTCCGTAACCTATTCAAGGCAGACGGCGTTTTCCAACCAACAACGTTTGAAAACAAACAACCACACCCACTAGACATTTTTTATGACGAAGAAGGACTTCATTTTGAAGTTGCCTGTACTGGTCTAACTAAAAAAGATATTCAACTTGAAATTGATGGGGATCTTTTAAAAATTATCTATGATAAACCAACCGAAGAAGAAGAAGATTACACAGGTTACATCTATAAAGGATTAGCAAAACGATCTTTTAACTTAGGTTATAAAGTAGCAGCTAAATTCGAATTAGAGAAATTAGAAGCAGAAATGAAAGATGGTTTGCTTCACCTATTTATTCCAATTGCGGAATCTAAAAAAGCAAAAACAATTAAAATAAAATAAAAGTTTTATCAAAAAAGCGTGTCCTAGCGCAATATTATTCGTATATTCACGTCTAAATAAATAAGTTATATGACAACAAAACGAAAGTCTATTCAGACTATTACCGACCCTTTACTAGAACCTTACTTTATTACTAAGGATGAATACAGTTATACTGTAAAACAAAATGTAACTTCGGATGCATCTCATTTTAGATCTAAAGGAAATGCTAAAACGTATGAGAAATCCTTATACTATTTTGCAAAGTTAGAACAAGCTCTGCAAAAAATAGCTAGCTTACAGGCATCTACTGAAAATTACAACAGTTTAGAAGAATATATTAACGATTATATAAAAATTAGTACTAATATTAAAAATTACACAGATGGAATTAGAAGCGTTATTTAATGCAGTTATTGTAAAACCAATTGAAGCCGAAGAAAGTACTTATGGTTCAATTATCGTACCCGATTTAGGGAATGAAAAAAACCAAACAGGAGAAGTTATATCTGTTGGACCCGGTCAAAGTACTTTAATGGGAACTTTTGTCCCAACAATCAGTAAAGTAGGAGACATAGTAGTCTTACCTACACAGGGTTTTACTAAATTACCCTATAAGGGAGATGAATATTATGTAGGGCCAGAAAATCAAATTTTAGCCAAAATTAATCAAAACGAAAAAGAAAATGAGTAAACAAGTTATATTAGGTTCTGAAGCAAGAACCAATTTAGTAAAAGGAATTGATATCCTAGCAGATGCAGTAGTATCAACATTAGGACCCAATGGTAGAAATGTAGTAATTTCTAACCCACAAGGAGCACCTCAATCAACAAAAGATGGAGTTACAGTAGCAAAATCAATTACATTATCAGATCCTAATCAAGAATTAGGTGTACAGTTAGTAAAACAAGCTGCTATTAAAACGGCTGAAAAAGCAGGTGATGGTACAACAACATCTACTTTATTAGCCCGGGAAATGGTTAAAGCAGGGTTAAATGCCTTAAATAATAATGAAAATGCTGTACAAATTAAAAGGGATATTGACTTAACTGTAGAAAAAATAGTTAATAATCTTAGAAATAATATATCAGAAGATATTTCAGGTGAAGAACAATTAGAACAAATTGCAACAATTTCTGCTAATAATGACCCAGAAACTGGAAAACTAATTTCAACTGCTATAGAAAAAGTAGGATTAGAAGGTGTTGTTCATATTGAAGAATCTCGTACAGGAGAAACTTACTTAGAAACTGTTGAAGGGTTACAGTTTGATAGAGGGTATAAGTCTCCTTATTTTGTTACTAATAACAACAATATGACTGCTACACTAGACAACCCACTAATTCTTATTGCGGATCAAAAATTAACCCAAGTAAAAGAATTATTACCTGTACTAGAAGCAGTATCAGCACAAGCAAAATCTTTGTTAATTATTGCTGAAGATATTGATAATGAAGCATTAGCAACTCTTATTGTTAATAAAATGAGAGGTACAATGAAAGTATGTGCTGTTAAAGCCCCAGATTTTGGTGACAGACGTAAATTAGTATTAGAAGATATTGCTATTACTACTGGTGGAGTAGTATTTGATAAACAAAAAGGAATGAAGCTTGATAAATTTTCTTGGGAATGGTTTGGAGAAGCTAGAACAGCAACAATAGGAAAAGAAGAAACAACAATAGTAGATGGAAAAGGAGGAATTGAACAAATTGAAGCACGTATTGAAGAATTACAGCAACAAATCAATAAAGCAGCAACGCCGTTCGAAATCGAAAAACTTCAAGAAAGGCTTGCGAAATTCACAGGAGGAGTAGCGATTATCCATGTAGGTGGTAATACTGAAACTGAAATGAGGGAGAAAAAAGATAGAGTTGATGATGCGTTACACGCAACAAAAGCGGCTATTGAAGAAGGAATAATACCAGGAGGTGGAACAGCATTATTATATGCATCTTCAGATATAGAAGTTAATTCAACAGGAGCAGCTATTGTAAAACAAGCTTGTGCCAAACCCTTTAATCAAATTTTAGTTAATGCTGGTCATGATTCAGTTAAAGCACAAATTATAGCTGATGGGTTAGTTAATTCTAAAAATGATGGTTGGTTAGGATATGATATTAAAACCGATAATACTGTTGATATGAAAGAATCTGGTATTATTGACCCAACTAAAGTAGCAAGAACAGCATTACAAAATGCAGCCTCAGTAGCAGGTACAGTATTACTTACAGAATGTACTGTGGTAGACGAACCAAGTGATGATAAACAACAACAAATGGACCCAATGATGGGAATGATGTAAATTAATAATTAATAATCAATAAATAAGTAAAAATGACAAAACAAGAATTATTCGAGGCAATTGAAGAAAACTTCAACACCTTATCAGCAGAACACGTAGGAACTACAAAAGCTTCTCAACAACGTGCTCGTAAAGCAGCAATGAAAATTAAGAATCTAATTACAGATTATAAGAAAGCATCTGTAGCAGAATCTAAGTAATCATTAACAATTTAATTGGGAAGGCTTGGCCTTCCCATTTATTTTTCGTATATTATATACATGGAACCAAAACAAAAAACAGAAATCGAAGAAACTAGCATTTTAATAGCTAGACGAGTACCACCAGGTGATAAATGGAGATTAGTTGCAAATGAACCTGATGGTCCATTACATAAATCCCTTACAGATACACTTGAGGCTTATATGACTAGAACAGGATTTAAAGGTGAATATAGATTAGCACCCTTAAAAAGTGAACTATATGCTATTAACGCGGAAGAAATACTAGTTACAATAGAACCAATAAAGAAATATTCAATTTATGGCGAGTTTGGAGAATAGTTTATTAGTAGAAAAATATAGACCATCTGAGTTAGAGAACTATGTTGGTAATAAGAGCATTAAAAAATCAATTGCTCAATATTTAGATCAAAATGACATACAAAATCTTATTTTTTATGGACCTGCTGGGACAGGAAAAACAACTTTGGCCAAACTTATTGTTAAAAACCTTGATTGTGATCATCTTTATATCAACGCCTCTGATGAAAGGGGGATTGAAACTATTAGAGATAAGGTACAGGGGTTTGCTAGTGTGGCTTCGTTTAAACCACTTAAAGTTATCATTTTGGATGAGGCTGATTTTCTTACTATTCAAGCTCAAGCTTCTCTCCGTAATATCATTGAAACGTTTTCGCGCACTACTAGGTTTATAATGACTTGTAATTTTGTAGAGCGTATTATTGATCCTTTACAATCAAGATGTCATGTCTTAAAAATAGTACCTCCAACTAAACAGGATGTAGCTAGACATTTATCTTGGATTTTAGAACAAGAAAAAATTAGGTACGAAATGCAAGACCTAGTACCCCTAGTTAATCAATATTATCCAGATTTACGTAAATGTATTAATACAATACAATTATCTACCATAGATAATGATTTAAAATTAGATAAATCCATACTAGTATCATCTAATTATATAGATAAAGTAATAAATGCTTTATCAGAACGTGATTTAAAACCCAACTATAGGTTTACAGCAATTAGACAAATAATAGCAGATGCTAATGTAGATGATTTTGATGAATTATTCAAATCCCTATATACTAAAGCATCAAAATACTTACCAGGTAAAGAAGGTACAGCATCAATTTTAATAAACGAACACCAATATAAAGCAAATTTCCGTATTGACAAGGAAATAAATATAATGTCATTAATCCAAAACTTAATTAATAATAAATAAATTTAACTATGCAACAACAAGTCCAACAACCACCAATTGATTTAAAAAACACAACATCTATCGAAAATTTTGATGGGGGTGTTTTATTTACCCAAGGAGTATTATTAAGAACAGTATCTAAATTTGTAATGGGTACAGATGAAGATGCACTTCTACCAATTCCAGTATTTTATGATACAACAAGTAAAAAAATACTAGAATCATCTATTCCAAAAGAATTAAGAGAAGAATATAAAGATCATATCCTTTAATGAAATCCATCTTTGATTGGTTAAAAGCAATTAATAACACCAAACCCCCAGTTGAATCTTTTACAGATAAAGATTGGGAGGTTTGGAATAGTTATATGATACATAGGTTTTTATCTATGAATCCTGATTATATAGAAGTTGTAAATTATGTTCAAGACTTTCCTCCACAGGAGAAGAGAATGATTTATAATATATATAGAGAATTTATTCCTAAAAATAATAAATGGAGTAAATATATTAAATCTAAGGTAAAACAACCAAACACGGATTTAGTTAACCATATTAAAGATAATTTTCAATGTTCAAGCAAAGAAGCAAAAGAATACATAACTTTGTTGGATACCACACAAATCAATTGTATATTATCGAATAGAGGATTAAACCTAAAAGAAATAAAACCATTATTAAAATGAGCAAATTAGTAAATATGTTACGTTTATCGGCACAAGCAGATAAAGCAAAAGCATTATTATCACTCGAGTTATTAGGTAATAAAGCAGTGGGTATTGGAGACCATTCAACCGGAGACTTTTATAAGAATGCTGAAGAAGCACTTATTATGTTAGTAGATGCTGATGATAGATTATCAGCGTTAGATAAATATTTTAATACTAAAGGATTACTAAATGGGTAGTTCAATATCGAAATATTTTGAGGAAAACCCAAGCCATTTTGGCATTGACGCACAATCAGAAATAAGAAAGGAATTAGAAAAAGTTATGAGCGATAGAGAAATTATGAATGCCAAATCAGGCGTTTCAGAAAAATTAACAATTAAAGTATTTGAAAAAGAATACCCAGAACTGTCTAAAGAATTCAAACAAATTCAAGCCGAAATGTATGCAATGTTTGCAGCTAAACATATGGATTATGGATTGAATAACATTGCTTTAGGCGGAGATATCGTTAATAATAGCGATGATAAACAATTCTCACTAACTGGGTTATGTATTAGATTAA